CGCAACCACTCCATGATGTCTGTCATTTTACCTACCTCCCAACATTTGCTCGAAGACTCCATACGACTTCGGGAAGAATCGCTTTATCACAGGCAAGCTAACCCCATCAACCATTGTGGCAGAATACATTTCCGCGAATGCTTCAATCGGCAAGTTCGCTTTGCGGCGGAAGTATTTTGCACCATGGCCAACGCCCATACCGTATTCAACGCCATACTGGCTGAAATAGCCGTCGAACATATCCGAAATGTCGCTCCGCTCATAGATCGAGAGCGAATCACACACCCGTTGGCAAAATCCCCGGATGTTTGCCGGTGTCATGATTCGCGCAATGGCCGGGTCAACGTATCTGTCAGCGTGCCATTGCCACTGCCATTGCATACCCGAATTATTGGCCAAGTATTTTTGATACAGGCTTTGGATTAAGCCATAATCGCCGTCCTTCTGCGCCCGAACGATAGTATCGAATATGTCGTTGGCCGATTCTATTGTACCATTATTTTCAAGACCCCGCAAGACACTTCTGATACTTCTTTTTATCCCCGGCGTTTCGATAAACGATTGCGCTATTGTCTGATTCCGTTTTTCCAGCGTTGACAGAATGATTCTCGAACGCGGATGCTCACTTTGGTAATACGCCAACATTCGCTCCTCGATTTCCTGCCGCAATGTCTGGCCGAATTCGCCGTTGTTGTACGTTTCGCTCAGAAAATAACCGTTGCCGCCGCCAAGCTGGTAGTCTATGTTATGCCCGTATTCGTGGAAATAGACCGCGTGTTCTTCCTGATAGTCGCTCCTCCCGAATGCTTTTTCACGGCTGATATAGTGCGTCTTTTTGTCTGTCGGGCTGAAATACGCCTTTGAATCTGGTGTGCCGTCAAAAACAGGCGCTGACATCGACCCAGAAGTGTCATTCCACGCCCTTTGCGCGAACTCCGGCGCATCATCAATCTTTTGAGTGATCGCCGCCCTCGTTGCGTCATCATCAATGCCGGAAACCGCATCTCCGTAATTCACTTTAGGCTTTTTCGGCGCTTCGGGCTTTGCCGTTTCTTCTGGCTGGCCAGTAGCGTTTTTCCCCTGTCGCCATCGCTGGTAGCTGTCGTATTCCGGCAATCTATGGCCTTTAACTGTGTAATCATATTTCGCGCTATGCGGCTGGATGTAGATCAGCGTACAGCGGCAGTTATACACCAAGTCTGGCTCCGCAGTTGGGTCTCCGGGATAATTGATCTTTCTGCCGTCATGCGGAACAACGAAAGGCTTATCATAATCCACCGTAACTCCGTTCAGCGCAATGTGGGTGTCTCGAACCAGCTTGTCACCACAGGACAGCCATTGTTTTTGTGATTTGATGCCGTATTGCTCATCGGCTTCCTGCATCCGCTCCACGCGCCCCGCGTTTTGTGCGCCCGTCATGGCTGTACGTGCGAACAGCCGCATTTTTCCTGCGTTACTGGTGGACAATTCCCCGCACAGGCTTTCCGCTATCGCGTTAATCGACCGGCCTTGTATAATCCCCTGCGTGATGGTGTTTTCCACCCTCTGCCGGTTCCACACGTAATCTTTCTTTTCGTGTATTTTCCATTTGGGAAGCATCTGCGGCTTTTCCCGAATGAGCCGTTGAACCGCTGAATGGTCGTAAAGCTGGAATGACACACCGCCGTTGTACCCCTTCTCGATCTCAAAAGCCGTATAATTCGCGGATTCCGTGAAAACGTTCTGCATTGTACCGCCCAGCATTTGCCGCGCCTTTTTGTCTGCGTCAACATAAACGCTGGTTATGCTTTTCAGCTTCTGTTGCCATTGCGCACCCTGAAAGACTTGCCCACGGAGCCATGCTTTGTAATCCTGCATGGTGATTTTCCCAGCTTGCACCTGTTGCAGGAGTTCGGCTGACTTCGCGTTATGCCGTTGCTGGAATTTGGCAAGTTCACGGCGCACCTCTTTAGCCGCTTGTCCGTACACCTTCCGAAGCTGTTTAGCATATTTCTGTTCTTCTTCGTCTGTGAAACGGTCGATATAATCAGCCATCCGGCATCACCTCGCTTTTGCCGTAATTCTCACGCTCTTTCGAAAACGCCCCTAAAACGCGATTTAAGGCCGGTCATTTTCTGGATGATACTTTATACCACCCAACCGCCGCACTGGCCTTGCGCCCCCGTTTCCGCTCGATTAATCGCCATTCGCTCCGGGTACGCTCCCCTGCGTCTGCTCACGGTCGAACTGCTCCACTTCTTCCACTGCGAACCTGTCTGTATTTTCAAGCCCTTTTCGCGCAAGGATTCCTGCGACTTCATCGACCGTGATGTTCGGGAGCTTTTGCAGGATGGTTTCATCATCCAGATACTGCGCTTCCATCATCACCATTTGCGTCTGTTCCATCTGGTTGCTGATGCGATTGCGTTTGAACACTGGCGTATCCTCCACCCCCATCAATGCAAGCACCTGTTGCACGAATTTGATAATTTCATACTCAAAATCATCCGCGTTTTCGTCAAGTGGCTGATATGCCGCATCGATATGGTCATTGGTTGACCCAGCCGCGATTGTGTGGACATCCAAGCCGCCGAAATCCTCGTAAATCCCCGCCCGAATCGCGTCAAGATACGCTTGACGCGCCTGAAATGGGATTTCCTGAGTGTACGGAGTAACCCCGCTGTTGTCCGTATCCACAACGGCGATGTGCTGGATTTTAAGCCTGTCACGGAACTGCGCCAATTCTGCTTCCGTCATGCCGGAGCAATTCGACAGAATCCAGTAAATCTGCGCACAATCAGTCAGATCGTTTGCGAAGCCCGAACGGATAAGATCATAACTGTCGATGGCTCTTTGCATCCCCACAAGCGTTGACTGATGCAGTTTACTCCCCCAGAGCGGTACAATCGGCAACGCACCATAATTATCATTGCTGACAACTTCCAGTCCTCCTGCTTCGCTATATACATACTTCTGCTTGTATGCGCGTTTCGGCTGTACAATGCTGAAATTCATTTTCCCGCTGTTTCTTCCGCCCCTGAATTTGGTATAACCGTCTTCCTCGTAGAAATACGCGGTCATTTGCTTGTCTTTGCTCAACTGCCAGAAGCGGATTCCCGCACGAAGTGCGCCGGTCTCCTCGTCCCACAGCGGCACAAACTCTGTCAGCGGGAAGATATGGAGCCTGTCAACATTCCAAAACCCAAAGCTAACGCCATGGATGAGCGCTTTATACGCGGCATCCTTTAGCGCGGTGTCAAAGCCCGAACCAACCATTTCTTTCGTCATGTCAACGGTCTGTTCCACCCCGTCCACAATCCGTTTTTCATTGTGGTCGCTGAAAGATACACCGTTGCCAAGGCTGTACATTGTCCGCTGTGTGTTCAGCCGGTGAAAAAAGTTGCTGGCTATCCTGTTGTTCGCCGCCGTGAAATCCTGAACCGCAGAACCGGTGCTTGTGAAGATCGTCCGAACGTAGTTATAGATAGTATCGTTTTTCTGCCGGTCATAATTATCGGCGCTGATTGCAATTTTATATTCCTCGCTACTTGTGTGCTGGTTGATCGCTTTGCCGATGAACGCAAGAATGTTCGGCTCTTCCAAGTAATCCTGATAAGTAACCATTGGCATAACCCCTTTCTTTATACTGCCGCCACGCGGAACACTGATTTATAATCCTCCACCGCTTTTCGGTCGTACAATCTGCAAATGCAAGCCGCGCTGTCTGGTGCATCATCGTGTTCTGCGTCCTCCGTGTAATCCATTATCTGCGTTAGATACTCATGGTCGGTTCCCTCCAACCATTCAATGTTCCCCCACCACTTCCGAAGAAACGTTGCTATCTTTGTGTACTTGTTCTCTTTTTCGTGGTATCTGCGCACAGGCATATCAGGTTTCAGCCGCCGGATTTCCTTTAGCAGGAAGCCTTTGTCCGCGTTATCCTCGCAATACATCGGCGCACACATGAGCCTTTCTGCATCTTCAAGGATTGCGCCAAGTACCGCGTCAACGTGCTTGTGCCACAGCTTGCCATACATATACAGCGTGTCGCCCACTCGTTTCCCGCACGTGAACGCGGTGTAATCCTCGCCCCCGTATGCCGCGTCTATATGGGCGAAGCCATCGCGCAGAAGCGCAGGATTGGCGCAGAACTTCGGCGCGGTCTCGAATAGCGCGTTTTCCGCCGCGATGTGTTCCAACTCATAGTTAGCCGCGAACAGCGATGGTGACATTGTCTGCCGGATTGCTTCCAATTGGTCGGCGGTAATGATCTTGCGGATTTCTGGATGGTAGCAATCATAACGCTCCGCCGCTGGCATGATGGTAAAAGCGTCTTCTCTGTGCCATGGCGTGCCGGTGTTGTATATCCTGCCGCCCCTGTTCCGAATGTTCTGCAACTCTTGGTAGATGGTTTTCGTTCTGTCCCTCTCCGCTTTGCTGATCCGGTCTTGGACATTGACAATATCATCCGTGAATATTCGGTCAAAGTGCTTGCCAGTCAGACTGCCGCCTGTGCCGACCCCGATTAGCTGGCTTGTTCCTCGATTGTCTATTGACAGGCTTGTGTTGATCTCAGAGGATGATTGCGCGGTTAAGTTCAGATTCACCCCGTACAGGCAGTTGACAAGATACTGCGTGCGCGGATTAAGCAGAATCTTCGTCACCTGTTTCATGATTTCCTTTACATCGTTGTCCGTTTTGCGCATAAACATTGTTTTCTTGGACGGGAGCAATATGCAGATCAAGGCAAGGGCAATTGAAACGCAAGTGCTTTTGTATGTGCCACGGCTGGCCTGTAGCGTCTTATCTTCCGTCCCGCGCACCATGTCGGTTATCCATCGGTTGTGCAGATCGCCCAGCTTGTCAAAGCCAAGCAGTCTGCCGAAATCCGCTGGCCGATCTCGCAGGAATTCAAGCGCCTGTTCCCGTGTCATCCAGAACCGCCCTCTCTACCTCGTCAATGACAGCCTGATCGACTTCTGCAATCACGACTTTCTCCACGGGCTTTTGTCCCACCGTGTCACGGAGAACCTCGAACGCCCGAACATTGCCTTTCATGACTTCTGTGAAAAGCCGCTCCACAACCGCCTGTGTTCCTGTGCGCGTGTTCCCCTTGCGGTCGGTGTATTCCTGTTCCAGAAGCATTTCAAGCGCTTTTCTCAGGTCTCGTTTTTCGGCTCTGGCCTTGCCGGAAGCAATGCCGGCTTTTCGCGCATTAGCTCGGCGTTCTTCCGGTGTTCGCTGGCTGTTTGGCACAAGATTTTGCTCGTTCATTTTCTCACCGCCTTTCAGATATTATGAATTTAGAAGCACCGCCTTTTCGCCGGTGAAGTTCTCCCATCTCTGTACTATGACATCAATCATTATTCCACCTTGCCTTCCAACCGTAATTATCTGTTTCTTTGTGGCACTCATGACATAGAGTTAAACCATTATCAACATCGAACATCAATTCTGGATATTTGCAACGCTCTTTTATATGATGTGCTTCAATATCTCTTTTCCTTTGCCCGCATTTCTGACAAGTAAAATTATCTCTTGTAAATACTGCTAATCGCCATTCTTTATATTCTGCGCTTGTCCTTAACAAGTCAGATTCTTTCGTTTTGCCACCTTGCCAAAAATGAGATTGTTCTCCATTGCGTTCTCTATATGCTAAATTTCTGCATTCAGTCGAG